TAACACTTCCCGACAAACCACCCCCTACTACATTCTCGTTGAAGGTTAGCTTTGTCGTATTTCCTACAACAGTAGGTGACGCTAGGTTCTGCACAAGAAGACCGTCTTTCGTGTAGACCTGTAGAGTCTCATCCGGGCTAACCCTGTAAGGAATTGTAAACTCAGGCGTTGCAGCGTCTGCGTTAAAGGTAGCCTCAACTCTTCGGTCTAGGTGAGTGTTGTAGCCTTCAGGGTCTCTAAACTTATTCTCCAGAGGAATTTTAAGCAAATGGGTCTGGTTAATAGAGCCTGACTCGTATGACTGAACAATAAACAAATCAGAATCAACAAACCCAATACCACGAATACCACCCTTGCTAAGCGTAAACTTACTCCAAGCACTAAGCACCTTTTCGTTCCCGCTAAAGAAATACTTGTAGATGTAGATGTCCGTGCCGTCAGTCAAAGCCATCAGGTTCTCTGAACTTGCCCCGGTCATGGACACAACACCCTTCTTAGCTCCGCTTATAACCTTCTGTGGGATATATTGGGGAACGTGAGCGGTTATCTCGTTAGCGTCAAAGACATCTGTGTTTGAGTTAACAGTAAACTCACGAACTCCTACATGGGAGCCACGGGTAAACGGGAAGTATATGTATGAACCCAAAGCTATTGGGTCTACTGATTCTTCGTATTCGTATTCTGTAATTGGGTTTATCGCTACCGTCTTAGGAGTCAGCAGCTCACCACCACGCAATACGAACTGGCTAAAGTCCGAGAAGAGCACAAGGTTCTCTTGGAACGCAATAGCGGACCTGAGCTTAATAACCTTAGAAGAAGAAATCGTAACGTCTATAGGGTCGCTGTCTAAAAGAGAAGTGACCGATGTCCTGTAGAAGTTGTATTTCTGCAAGTCTAGCTCTCCGTCATAACCACCAAACTTGACCTCTGTCATAGATACAGAAGCTCCTGTAAGAAACCCAAGGCGTCCTTTGAACTGGAACGCCCCGTCTATTGTGTGACCGATAAACGATGGGTCTGGGTTAGTGTCTTGGTCCCCGGCAGCCAGAATGTCCAGAGGCATATGGTTTAGCTCAAAGGTGTCAACCCCTGTGCTCTTTAGCATCAAAGGCATTGTGGTAACGTCTATGCGGTTCTCAATCTCGTCTCCGCTAGTTTCTTGCCATGTGCCCTCTCCAACTGTCCCCGCTGCGGTGGTGCTGTCTGAACCATTAACAAGGAATTGAAGATACCTATCGTCTTCAGCGGCGTCTGCATCTCCCCGGACCATCACCTTGTAGCGGTGTCTGCATATCGTTGGTAGGTCGTTAAGGGTGGCTACGGTTCTATGCACAACTCCTATGCCTTCTCCGGCTAACGCGTCGTCAGGGTAAATAGTAAAAGCCCCATCTTCATTGTAAAAAATAGCTCCTAATTGTGGGCTTAAAAGCTCTGAAGTAAAATTCGTTGTAGAGGTTATACCCCCGGCTACACCAGAGCCTAATGGTCTTGGAGTTCTGCTGTTTTGTCCGTTTGCGTCTTCTACCGGGTTTACGGAGTCTCCAAATAGAGCTTCTAGTATTGTAGTAGATTCTGCGTTTTGAGCAGTGTTGTAAAATCTTAACGTAGAACCTGAGCCAGTGCTTCTTTGGGACGAGCCTGAAAAGGTAAAATTAGAATATTCGTTTGAGCCTTGGTTTATTCTTACTCCGTATTTCTTGTCGTAATCGCCTTGTTTAATAAACACAAGGGCTTCGTTGTTTAACGGGCGACTCGTAGTGGTTTCTTTGGCAACAGTCTTTTTGGTGTTTAAGACATAAGTAACGTCCCCGGTCGTAAACAGCTTTAGGTCTTCTTTTGGCGAGGTGACGCCTGTAGTAGCGTAGTTTCTGCTTTCTAGAGTAAGGTCAGCGTTAGCTGAGTTAGTTAAAGTGTATTCTAGTGTGTTCTGGTCTGTTCCGGTCCCGTTACCATAAAGAAGAAAATTTCCATCTGCTTCTGGTATCTCAATGCGAAACCGCTTTTTCTCCTCAAGGGTTCCCACTTCGTGAAGGTCATATTCATTAGGGCCTTTGCCAGCCCCTCCAATAACCCTTACTTTGCCTAGCCTAGACGTTTCATTGTTAGCTACGGTAATAGGGGTAGGTTGAGTAAATGTTCCTGTGTATAATCTATTAGTTCCTGTGCCAGTCCCGGGGTCTCCTATATTTTGCACGGTTGCAACAACTCCAATATACCGTTCGTTAATTGTAGCTTGAACTCCGGTCGTAAGGTTGTAAGCGGATACTATTTTGTTTCCTTCGTTATTTTTAATAATAACAACATACCGTTCTGCATCGTCACGCTCGATAAAGTGCACAAGCGAGTTCTCATCCAGCGCCGCGTCCGCAAGTAGAGTCTTTATGTGCTCGCAAGCTGGTCGCTTTTGCAAACCATCAACAACACTAGCAAGAGCATTTTCCTGCTCTTCGCATTGTCCTTGAAAGCGGACAGCGTCAGGTTGCTGAGAGACACCTTGGATAAGGTTACTTACAGAAGTGTTGATTAAAGGCATTATCGTATATTGTAATTTCTACGCACACCGATGCGCCGATACACATCGTGGTTGTCAAAGATAGTTCTGTCCGAAGACTGTGAGTCTAGCTCTTGGAGACGAGCGCGTGCTTGCATCTCATCGACCGCTATGAGCGCTTCAAGCTCACGACTACCAACAATCCTACCTTGGAACACCCTAGACGCTCTAAGCGTAATGTAGCGCCGTGCTGGCTCCGTAAGTTCATCCCAGTCTAGCTGCGTGGTAAGGTCTACTTTGATTGTAGAGGTGAACGTGTAAGTCTTGTCTTTTCTATTATAAAGGTAGACTCCGCGTTGAACGACATCGTCGGTGGTTTTAACACCATCAACAAATAACGTATTGTCTGGGAGACGAAGCCTACCGTCTCCTTCAAGTGTCGGTTCGAAGTCGGTGATAGTATTGAAGTGCCACTCTTCGGTTTGCACTTCTTTAGCTACTTCACGTAGAACCGTAAGCGCGGTGCTTGCGGATATAGGAAGAGTCGCTGTATCAGCTAGTGAGTTTATAGGCGATTCACCAATATGCCCAAGCATCTGGTTTACGCTTTCAAGTTCTGTAGTGAGAGCCATAGTTTATCAGCAGCGCCACTTTCTTAAAGCCAGCGCCTTTCTTGTTGGTTTCCCGTTTTTCCTCATAGGTCCTTTTACTCCGCGCATCCGGGCGCAGAAAGAACGCTTCCTAGCTGCGCGTTTGCCTTTAGGTTTACGCTCGGTCACAGGGGCTTTGAGGTTAGACCCTGTCTTACGATTATAATAATCACGCCCCTTCTGATTAAGACCACCAGTCTTAGACTTGTGCTCAACTCTGAGGTTTGCTCGCTTTCTTGCAGCCATAATAAAAAAAGGGGGCCTCCGCAGAATAAACTACGAAGACCCCCATTGTGGGTTAATTAGCTTTAGCTAACAACACTGACAGCAGCGTCAGGGCGAAGAATACCGTGACCCATTGCATACTTAGCCAACATGAGAGTTGACTGCTTCTGCATTGAGTATTCGGACTCAACAGCAAGGTCCATCAGCTTAACGGTTCCGATAGCGGACGTATGTCCACCAAGGAACTGCAAGACATTCAGGTTAGCGTCAAGGTAACCCTTGGCGTCTGAGGTGCCTTCAGCATCGTCGAACGGGTTGTTCTTAGCGTTTGAGTCATCACCGGCAACATCATTAACGGCGATGTCCGCGATGTGCGGAGAGCTGTAGATTTTGATACCCAGAAGCTGTGGGATGCTACCAGAGGCAACAGCACCGCTACCACCAAAGTCCCTATTAATAGCGATGTTGTCGCTACCAGTAAGCAGGTAGTAAAGCTCAGGAGTAAGAATCGCAAAACGACCGTCACTTGGAACGTGCTTTTCATCCAGAGTCTGGGCCATAACCCGGAAGGTTTGGATGATGTTAGCAGCGGTGCTCAAGTTTGCTGGAGCGCCAGTGGTGGTGCCCAAGTCAATCCTAGTGCCTTGTGCGGCATCAGGGTTAGCCCGGGAATCAGCATCGGTCTCGGCAGCAGCCGCGAGTGTCCGCAACGTAGCAAGGTCGAACCGCTTAGCAAGTGCACGACCCAACTCGCTAGAGTAGGTAGAGCGCACATCGTAGTGGTTCTTAAGCTCGTCAATGTTAGCGATAGAAGTAGCAGCGATGAGAACGTCATCAATGTTGATAACCCGCTCACGGTGCTTAATAGCAGTCGTGTAAGAGTTACCAGCATCAAACACATCCTGACCGGGAGTGTGATACTTCGCTGTCGCAGTTCCCAGAACAGGGAATTGCGCCGACTTACCACTCGAAATAGTCCGAATGGTGTGAAGCTCTTTCATCACGTTTGCTTCCTCGAAGGCTGCAAGCACTTCGTTTCCGAAAACTTTGAGAAAAAGAGCATCGGTATCTCCGGCTCCCATGGATTGACCAAGGCGAGACGGGGTAATGTTTCCATTAGCCATTGTTTAAATGTCCTTTCTAAATTAAGGGTTAGTTTGAATTACGCTTTCAAGTCGGTCTTTTCATATTGTTCGCGCATAAGCGTTGTCCTTTCGGGCGCTCGGTTACTAAGCTATTACTTTCGACAGGAAATTATTTACACCCCTAGCGTATGCTTGCGCTAGGCGGTTGCGGGAGGTGGCGTGTTTGTTCCACTCCGAGTGATTAGAA